TCGGGATCACCCCGGCAACCACTGACCAGAGCTGGTCCGGGGGCGAGTCGACCGGCAAGGGGTCGAATACCGACACGGACCAAGAGTCGGATGACGATAGCGGCAAGAACAGCAAATGATGTACCATGTGCCTAGAAGGGAGGGATCATGCTTTTCGCTTTGATCGCTGCCGCGATTCTGTTCTGGATCGCTCTGGTTAATGGAGTCAGCTTGTTCGAGCTGGCTCTTGCATTTTGGGCGCTGCATTTCGCGATCGATTTTCGCGTGCTGCCCATGGCAATCGCGATAAGTCGCGATAGAAAGAGGTCCGAATGACCACCAGCAGGTCCGAAGCCGGACGGCGGGGGGCCAAAGTGACCAACCGGCGTCGACGGGCGCAGGGGGTAGCCTCCCAGCAAGAGGACAAGATGTCGTTCCTGAAGACCACCCATCCGGTGGCCAAGCTGCGCTCCGGCCCCGGTGACTGGTACCGGTTCGAGAACTCGTCCGGCGACACCACCGATATCTACATCTACGACGAAATCGGCTACTGGGGGATCACCGCCCAGGACTTTGTCCAGTCCTTGGCCCAGGTCACCACCCCGAACATCAACCTATACATCAGCTCCCCGGGCGGGTCGGTGTTCGACGGGCTAGCGATGTACAACTCGCTGGTCCGGCACCAGTCCCGGGTCAACGTGACAATTGACGGGCTGGCAGCCAGCGCCGCAGCATTCATTGCCATGGCCGGGGACCAGGTTGAGATCGCCCGCAACGCGATTATGATGATTCACGACGCCTGGGGGCTCGCAATCGGCGGGCCAGCCGACATGGCGGAGATGGCCGAACTGCTGGATATGCACTCGGACAACATCGCGGACATCTTCTCGCAGCACGGGAACGGCACCGCTGCTGAGTTCCGGGACCTGATGCGGGCCGAGACCTGGATGACCGCCCAGGAAGCGGTCGATCTCGGGCTGGCCGACCGGGTGGTTAACAGCCGGGACTCGGACGAAGATGACGAGCAGGACCCGGAGAACCTGTTTGATCTGTCCATCTTCACCTACGCCGGGCGGAGCAAGGCTCCGGCCCCCAAGATCCCGTCCGACACTACGGACGAGCCGGGGTCTAAGACTCCGGAGAATAAGGATTCGGCGGGCACCGAGCCAGCCGATGAGTACGAGGGTATCGACTGGGCGGCCCTGTCTGGTACACTCGTAAAGAGTGTTTCACCTTGATGCTGAAAGGAGCATCACCAATGACGGGTTCGACGGTGCGACTGGGGGATCTGACGGCTACCTCCAGCCCAGCTGACTACGAAGCCGTCATGGCGGACCCTGACAACGTCAAGCAGCTTGTTACCGAGAACAAGCTGGGCGATTTCGTCAAGAACTACGCCGACTCGAAGATGAAGGCGCTCCCGGCGAACTTCAACCAGATCGTCCAGGAACAGGCGCAGATCGTTCTCCAGCAAATGCTGAAGGACAACGGTCAGGAAACCAACCGCCTGAACCTGTCGCCGGACACGCCGGAGAGCGAGACTTCGGCCTACAAGGCCCGGAACCTGTACAACCCGGAGGCGCTCGGCGCCTCGCTCGACGGGAAGTTCAAGAACACGGCCGACTTCTTGCAGACCATCTGGCACCGGGCCGACGTTGAGGACACCCAGGTTCGCGAGCGCCGGAACCTGGTCAGGAACGCATTTGGCTCCGAGGTCCCGTCTGAGGGCGGGTTCCTGATCCCTGAGCGTCTGCGGTCTGAACTCCTGCGGGTGGCGCTGGAGACTTCGATCGTCCGGCCGCGTGCCCGGGTCATTCCGATGGACTCGCTTCGAGTGCCGTTCCCGACGATCGACTCGACCAGCAACCAGAACTCGGTCTACGGCGGCATCACCGGGTTCTGGACCGAAGAGTCCGCCACGCTCCAGGATTCCGAAGCCAAGTTCGGCCGGATCGTGCTGGACGCGAAGAAGCTGACCGCCTACACTGAGGTCCCGACCGAGTTGATGACCGACTCGATCGTCTCGATGGAGGCGTTCATCAATGAGATGTTCCCGGAGGCTCTCGGGTTCTTCGAGGACGTTGCGTTCCTGACCGGTTCCGGGGTCGGCGAGCCGCTTGGGACGCTCAACGGCGCTGCCGCTGTCGCGGTCACCAGGGCCGGCGCGACCGCCATCGACTGGATCGATGTCGTCAAGATGTACCAGCGGATGCTCCCGGGTTCGCTGAACCGGGCGGTGTGGGTCGCTTCGATCGACACCTTCGCCCAGCTGGCCACTATGGAGGTCTCGGCCGGATCGCCTGCGGTCTGGATCAACCACCAGCTCTCCGAGGGTCCCCCGATGACCCTGCTCGGCCGACCGGTACTGTTCACCGAGAAGGTCCCAGCGCTGGGCACGCTCGGTGACTTCAGCTTCATCGACTTCGGTTACTACCTGCTGGGTGACCGGCAGGCGATGAGCGCCAGGTCCAGCGAGGACTACAAGTTCCGGAACGACCAGACGGCGTTCCGGTTCATCGAGCGGGTTGACGGCCGTCCGTGGCTGCAGTCCGCAATCACCCCCCACAACGGTGGAGACACCTTGTCCCCGATCGTCAAGCTAGCTGCCTGACGGTTGACGCACCAACCCCCGGGCGGGCAATCAACCCCCCGTCTGGGGGCCGAACGGGGCAGTAACGCCCCCCCATTAGGAAGGATGCAAGACCATGAAGGCACTTGGAAGGCTCTTCGACATCGGGGTGGTAGTCCCGGTGATCGACCTGGCCAGCGCCGCGCAGACCGGTGGTCGAATCCGGTTGAACAACGGCGAGGGCGTAGCGTTCGTCTACGTCGCGGAAGCCGGGACGGCCGGGGAAGACGTGGACCTGGACGTACAGGAGCACAGCGCCGCGTCTGGTGGCACCCCGCAGGACCTGGACGTGGTTACCCTATGGTACTCCAAGCGGGAGACCACGCTGGACAACGACGAATCCTGGGTCGAGCACACTCAGACCGCCGCTTCCGAGGTGGACCTGGGGGCGGACGAGGGCGAGAACCAGGTCATCGCGGTGATCGAGGTCGCTGCCACTTCGCTTTCGGATGGTTTCGAGTGGGTGTCGGTGAACACGACCGACTCCGGCGCGACTGCCGGCAAGCTGGGCACCGTGATCGCGATCGTCTACGACCTGAAGGTTCAGCGCACGCCGCCGAACCTGCCGGTTCTGCTCTAAGCAACAGGTGTACGGAGGTACACGGATGCCAAACATGTCCAGAGTGGTCGTCACGCTCCCAGCGAGCGAGTCGGCCTGGAGGTGCAACCGCTGCGAGCACATCTTCGACAAGGGGTTGGAGATGTGCCCACAGTGCACCTCGATCAGCGTCACGGAGGTTCGGATGGCCAAGACACGCAGAGGCCAGGTGGAGGCCGAAGAGGCTGCCCTGCAGGCTCAGACACCGGAGGATACGCCCGAGGGCGGCGACGGCGCACCCGACAGCCCCCCAGACCCCAACGGGGACGGGGCCGGCCCGTACGACGGCTGGACCAAGCGAGAGCTGCAGGCCGAGTGCGAGAAGCGTGGTCTATCCAGGTCCGGCAACATGCACGATCTGACCGACCGGTTGGTCGAGCACGACCAGGCGCAGGCGGGCACGGAAGCTGACGCCGGGTAGCAAGGTGGGTCGTGGAGACTACTATTTCGGTTCTGGCGTTGGCCACGGCACTCGTGGTCCTGGTCACCGCTGTCATCACCCTGGTGCTGACGTTCCGAAACCGTAAGCGGGTGCAGGAGATCCACGTCATGGTCAATCAGCAGAACGATGATCTTAACGAGCGGATCGACCAGTTGACATCGGCGTTGGTCGCAGGTGGAGTGGGTATTCCGCCCCGCCAGGATTTGGGACAAGGAAAGGATCGAGAGTGAAATGGCCGGTTCCGATTTCGTCTTCAACCTCGCCCGGGGGGCGTTGAAGTATTACTACTACGCCGTCGAGAATAGCCTCGTCCTCGCCTCGGCCGGACAGTTCACTTCGACCGCCAACGCGGCGTTTGTCCTCGTGCCGATCGAAACCACCGGCATCGAGGCCGACGACACCCTGAACAACTACGACGATCTGGCGGCTCTGCTCGCGGCAGCAAACAACGAGCAGACCAACCAGGCCCGCAAGGTGCTCACTGAGACCGACTTGGCAGCGGTTCCTGCTCCGGACGACACGAACAACCGGCTTGACCTGGACCTGCCGGACGTGACCTATACGGCGCTCGCCGGCAACGCGGTCGGTAAGTTCCTGGTCTGCTTCCGTCCGGACACGGGTTCCGCCGACTCGGCGATCATACCGCTGACCGCCCACGCGTGCGTGCTCACACCAGACGGTAACGATGTGCTGTTCCAGCCGAACGCGGCGGGGTTCTGGCGCTCGTCATAATCG